GGAAAAGATTACACATACCAATTCATCACAAAAGAAAAAGGAATAATCAAAACAAATGATATTAATGATATAAAAGGTCTAATCCTTCACGACAAAGACGGAGAGGCTGCTTATAAAGAATTTTATTTAAATGGTAAACTCTATTGTAAAACTCATTACAAAGACGATAAATTTCACAATCTTAACGGAGCATCTGATGTTGAATACTATGAAACAGGGATGATAATAGGAGAAGACTATTACATTGAAGGTCAATATTACACCAAAGAACAATGGCAACAGAAAGTAAAACAATTAAAAACCAAATAACTATTTAAAAGAAAAAATGAGTAATGTATATTTTATATCAGATTTACATTTAGGACATGAAAAACTTGCTGAGTTAAGAGGTTTCCCTGATTCTTATAAACATGACCGTCGTCTTATAGAGAGGTGGAATAGTAAAGTTAATAAAAAGGATTTGGTATATATTCTTGGCGATATTACTATGGAGAATGGGAAATGTTATTATTTATTAAACGAATTAATAGGGAGAAAAAAGGTAATTTTAGGAAATCATGATGCGATAAAAAATGTTCCTACTCTTTTAAATTACTGTGAAGGTGTGGCAGGGTCTCTGATTTATAAAAGTAAAAAATATGGTAGAATATTACTTACACATATTCCTGTTCTTGAACAAGAATTAAACGGAGAATATCGCAAACCTTTTGCATTTAATATTCATGGGCATATACATAATTCTTACAAAATAAAGAATCCTAAATATATAAATGTAAGTGCAGAAGTTATAGACTATATTCCTAAATCATTAGAAGAGTTAACAATTAACAATTAAAATAAAATAAAAAATGAAAATTACAGTATTAAAATCAAAAATCCAAGAAGCAATAGTTAGTAATTCAACAGCTTCTTATAATGGTAGCCTAACTTTAGACAGAGATTATATGGATAAAGCAGATTTAAAACCATTTGAGCAAATTCATGTTAACAATAAAACAAACGGGAATAGGTTTATTACTTATATTCTTGAAGCACCAAGAGGATGTAAAAAGTGTGAGGTTAATGGAGCAGCTAGTAGTTTATGTAACAAAGGGGATATAATTCACATTCTTTCGTATTGTACTATAGATAATGACGAAAAACACAACCCGTTAATTGTTAAAGAGTTATAATTATACAATAAAGACTTAAAATTACATATAATTTAATTTAGTATTTTTGTATAAATCAAAGCTTTGTTTCATTTAAAAATATTACTAAAATGCTAATTAAATTAACTGTAGAAAGAAAAAACGGTGTTGCAGATTCCAATTATACGGGGAGTTTTGTTTTCAATGCCGCTAATATTCATGGATTAAAAGTGGTTGAAACCACAAAATCTGAATTTCGTTATGTTGAAGAGCCAAAAGACCGTAGGGATAAGTCTGAGACTTATAGAGTAACTCAATCTGCTGCTACGGTAAAAGCTGCTATTGACGCTGCTTTTAACAGCACAAGTATTACTTTACCTGTATTTGAAAATGATGATACTACAGAAAGTGCTGTAACTTATTATTTCAATTCTAGCGATATTGTTTTAGCTAAGTCTTACCAAACTGATTATAGTGAGGTATGGATTAATGATGGTGGATTTGAAAAAATAAAGTATCTTGTAGATTACAATCTTGACCAATTAGTTGATATAGCAGGTACAGGAACTACAACTACTACAACAACTACTACAACAACTACTACAACCACAAGTACAACTACAAGTACAACTACAAGTACTACTACAAGTACAACTACAAGTACTACTACAAGTACTACTACAAGTACTACCACAAGCACAACTACAAGTACAACTACAAGCACAACTACAAGTACTACTACAAGTACAACTACAAGCACAACTACAAGTACAACTACAAGTACAACTACTACATAATAAAAAGTAGATGATATAAATGGACAGAGAAACAATTTTAAAAGATGAGAATTTTTTATTTCATCCTTTTAAAAAACCGTCTTGGAAAAGATTACAAGAGTATCCTGAGTTTAAATTGGATACTAAAAAAAATAGCCACTCTTTTGGGAAATTAAATTATTCCAAAATAGTGGCTTATATTATATTATGTAATGACCCTCGTTCTCCAGTATTAAAAGAATATCCTGATGAGTTAAAAAGGAAGATAATAGCAATGGAGGTTGCTGGGTATAAAAGAATAAATAATAAGTTTAGGCAAGACGTAGAGAATGTTTTATTAGACGGGAATGATGCTGTTAATAAAATGGTTAAACGTTATAACGCTATTTTAGATATTGAAAAAAGAAAGAAAGAGTTATACGATAAGGCAGATGATAACGAACTTGAATTAAAAGTAGAAGATATATCAAGGTTGTTGAAAAAAGGAGAGACTATAGATTCATGGTGTCCTTATACTGATTACAAACAAAGTAAATTAAAGTTCATAGATGATTCTTTAGATATATCAATAAGAAAAGATAAGTCTTACGATTCTTTTATTGTCAATAATGGGATAAATGGTGTTTCTAAAGACCCCGATTTAATCCCAATAAGAATATCATTACCTAAAGCTCCAAAACATAACGAGATAGACGGGTATGATAAGCCAAAGAAAAATCAAAAGTTCCAATATATTAAAATCCCTGACAAGCTACAATCGTTAGAAAAAAGAATTGTAAATGAGTTAGATAAAAAATCTGATTCTAATATGCACTTTGTTGTTACTAATGCAAAGATACAACAAGAATATTGGGATAGGTTAAGTGCTAATAAGGATTATTATAAAGAAGAAATAGAGTTTATTAAAAAGATGTGGTGGCATAGGCTTAACGGTTATTGGTTTTTTAACAACGGGATAGCTACATATATAAGTGGTTGGCATTTTTTTTATTTGAATTTTTGGAAAAATGAAGATTACTTAGATACAAACGGGATGCCTGAATACAGGGATAGAGACAGAAGAGAGTTTTTATTTTATACTTATTGTTATACAACGACAGAAACATTTAAAGATTTAGATAGAAACGGAAATGCGTTAAAAGATAAGAATGGCAAGTATAATATGATTGATTTGAAAAATAGAGTTTGTTTTGGTTTTGCTCAAAATAAAAATAGGCGTTCAGGTTTAACTAATAAATGTTTAAATATAGTACAAGAGGTAACATCGAGAACAATAGGTACTGATGGTGGAGGTATAATGTCATACACTAATGATAATGCTAAATCTCATTACGGAACTAAGCTTGTACCTGCATGGAGAACAATGCCTTTGTTTTTTAAACCTATAACAACAAGTACCAACAACCCTACAAGTATAAGATTTGAAGTCCCAGGAAATATATTCAGCGTTAAAGGACTAGACACTCAAATAACTCATGCCACTACAGCAGACCCTAAATATTATGATGGGAAAAAGCTTATAGCTGCACTTTTGGATGAAGAAGGTAAAACTTCAAATACTGATATTTATGCAAGACACAACTGTATAAAACAGTGTTTAAGTCAAGGTAATGGAGCTAAGATACATGGATTTACTATGCACCCTTCTACTGTAGAGGAATATAGTTCAGGGGGGGAGATATTTAGAGATTTATGTCAAGCTTCTAATTTTTATAAAAGAATGGAGAATGGGCAGACAGAGACAGGTATGTTTCTTATCTTTATATCTTCGGTGGAGGGGTTAGATGAGTATGTAGACGAGTATGGCTTTAGTGTTATACACGATAAAAATGATGATAAAAAATATAAAGGGGCTTATTCTCATTTAAATTCTCAACTTGAATATTATAAGAACAAAGGAGATACTAAGTCATTGATTCAATATAGGTCATTAAGAAAACAGTTTCCTTTTTGGTATCGTGATAGTTGGCTTGGGGAGTCTGGCGAGGTAGGATGGGATATGAATATGATAGATGAACGTATCTCTGAATTAGAAAGGCTAAATGGGAGTAATGTCGTTGTTGGTAATTTTGAGTGGGAGAACGGGATAATAGATTCTAAAGTTTGTTTTGTTCCGAGAGAAGATGGTAAGTTTGAAGTTTCTAAATTATTAAAAGATAGGTCTAATCAAAGGTCTTCTTTTTCAGATTACGATGCTTTGTCTGGTCAATATATAACAATGTATAGACCTTTAAATCCTGATTCAGGTGTTGTAGGGTCTGATGCTTTTAGGTTTAAAGCTAGGTCAGAAATAAAGTCAAATAGTAAGATAGACAGGATGTCTGATGGCGGTATATCTGCTTATCAAAACAGAGACCCAAAAGATATTACTGACAACATAGAAGATTGGGAAGGGAATAATTTTATTTGTGTTTATAGGCATAGAGCAGAGACAGATGATGAGTTTGCAGAAGATGTTTTGAAGTGTTGTGTATGGTATGGATTTATGAGTTATCCTGAAAATAATATAGAGACGGTATGGAAGCATTTTATAAAAAGAGGATATAAAGGATATTTGAAATATGATATTAATGAAGAAGGTAGAATATCTGAAAAGCCAGGGGTGTTTTATGGCGGTAGCACGAATAAGAGGAAACAAGAAGCGTTCTCAGAGATGAGGAATTTCATAAGCCTTAAAGGTAATAAAATAAACCATTTGCCTCTTTTGAAAGAATTAAGAGATATTACTTGTATTGATGAATTAACTCGGTATGATTTATTAGCTGCATCATTAGCTGCGTTGCTTGGTTCAAAAAGTCCTTATAGTAAGATAATAAAGGATGCGTATGAAAAAATATCAGTAGATGTAAGTCAATTTGGATTTAACCTTTAAAACACTAAACAATTAAATTTATTATTTTTGTAAAAAAAGAACATGTTAAAAAATATACTTAATAAATACGATAAAGGCGATTTTCTTATTCCTAAAAAAGACGTACCTTCTACAGTTAAAAACACAGCAGAATATTGTGTTAAATACGCTGAATATGTATATTCTATGTTTGCTAAAAACAAGAGTGGTATTAATAATATAGATTATTCTAATTTTAGAGAGAATAGGTTATATGGGAGAGGTCAACAATCACAAAGTATATATAAGAATTTTTTTAATTTAGATGAAAACACTACTGACCAAAGTATTGATAATAATGGCATTGATAATCGAGCCGCAGCCAACAGTAAAGAATATTCACGAAATGGTTGGATGTCAAGCAATTTTAATATTGTAAGTCCCGCACCATTAATATCAAAAGAAATACATGGTCTTTTTGATGAATACGATATAGATTTAATAATTCAAAATATTGACCCTGATTCAGGGGCTAAAGAAGAGGAGAAAAAATGGCAAACATGGGTTAAGGCTAAATACCAAAAGGTAATATCAGAGTGGTATTTAAAAGCTGGATTAGAACAACCTGATGAAAAATTTTTACCACAGTCATTAGAAGAGTTAGAACTTCATCAATCTAATGGGGGGTTTAAATTAAATTACGCAAGAGTATTTGAAAAGTTATTACTTCACACAGAACATGTATCTGATTGGAAAAATATAAAATCTAAGATAATAGAAGATATTAAAGATTGTAATTGTGCTTTTGCTAAAGAAGAGTTTAACGAAGAAATAAATAAAAGTACATGGGAATATGTAGACCCTGAAAGTGTAGTTATACAGTATTCTCGTTATCATGATTTTAAAGATGCTTCTTATGCTGGGCAGATTAAAAATTACAAAATATCTCAATTAAGACAGAAGTTATCAGATGTAAGTGATGAGGAGTTTGCAAAGATAGCCAAGAATTATAGTGGTTATTTAGATAATCCTGACGAGAACGATTGGGATAAAAATGTAAAAGAACAAGATGGTATGCCTTTGTATTATAGGTATGAAATACCTGTATTAGAGTTAGAATGGATAGATGTTGATGATACTTACAAGGCAACAGGGAAGAACAAATACGGTAAAGATAGGGTTTACGAACTTGAATATGGTAAGATAAAAGATACGGATAGTAAAAAAACACGAATTACATCTGTAAGAAAGAAGTATAATTGTAAATGGGTTATAGGCACTAAATATGCTTTTGAGTATGGACTTGCTAATAATCAATTAAGGAAAAATAAAAAAGATGTTGAACTTTCCATTAAAGGTATTAAAATACCAGGGAAAAGTATAACAGATATTTTAAAGCCTATATATGACGAGATAATGATAATATGGTTGAAATACCAAAACGCTTGGGCTACTGCGTTTGAAGAAGGGTTTGCGTTAGATATAAGAATGTTATCTAATGTTACTAATGGAGATAAAAAGTTTAGTTTTGAAGATGTTATGACTATGTGGAGAAGAAAAGGAGTATTACCTTTCATGAGTACTCCTGCTGGATTTTCAGGTTATCAAGGGGGGGCTATAACACCCGTACATCCTTTACCTGGCGGATTAAAGTCAGCTATGAGTGATTTTATAAATGGGTGGCAGACAGCACTTAAACAGATAGAAGATTTAACAGGGTTAAGTTCTTTAGCGTTAGGTAGAACACCAGAAAAAGATGTTGCTGTTGCTTCGTCAGAGAGAGCATTACAATCTACTCATACAGCATTAAAGCCTTTAATAAATAAATGTTTTGAGATTAAAAAAGAATTAGGTGATTTATCTTGTAAGCAAATACAATTACAGATAAAGAACAATAAAGAAGTAAGAGATAGTTACGCTAAGGTTGTTGGTCTTACAGATATAGAACTTGTTAAAAAATCTTTAAATGACAAGGTGGAATATGGGATATATATAGAACCACGTCTAACATCACAAGATAAGCAAATTGTTTTAGAGGCTGCGCAAATATCTCTTAATCAAGGAAGGGATGGAAGACCAGGTATATCTACTGGGCAATATATGTATATTAAGAATGCTGTAAATAATAATGTTAATCTTAAAGAATTAAGTATGCAGGTTGACTATATGATTGAGAAGGCGAAGGAGCAAGATATTATTGAGTCAAGAGAAAAAATGAAGGCTCAATCGGATTACAATCTTCAACTTAAACAGCAAGAACATGAAATGAATATACAGAAGTCACAGATAGAAGCTAAAGTAAAAATGCAAGAGGAAAACGCTAAAGGGATGAATGAAATAAAAAATTCTATTTTAAAACACAATCAAAATTATATTAGGTTTATAGAAGAAATGGCGGCAGAAGAAAAAGGAATATTAACAAAAAATAAAAATAAGACAGATGTTAACTTACACGGATAAATTAACGATAATAGGGAACATATTAAAATCAGATTTTGATATATCGCAAAGAGACTTATCGTCAGAGGTTTTAAAGACAGAGGCTTTTTATGATAATTATAGTAAAGACACTTCTTTACAAAAAGAATTAAATGGGGTTATCAGGCATGAGGTAAGGGCTAATACTCCTTACAGGGTTTATAGTGAAACTGAATTAATTCCCATAAGCATACAACAATATCAAGAAGAAATGTATTATGATTTATTACCTAACTCTTTAAAGATGGGGTCTTAAAAAACGTAATAAAAAATATACATATCTTTGTAATAATAATAACGAGAAAAACAATACTATTATGACAGAAATAACCAAAACTCCTTCTATATTAGGGAATGGAGAACAAAATGTAGAAGACGTTGTTTACAATCAAGAAGAACAAGATTCTGGAACGCAAGAAGAAGCAAAAGAAGAGGTTTCTACTGACGAAGTTAAAGAAGATGTTAAATCAGACAAAGAACCTTCTGACGACAACAAAGAAACTATAGATAAAGAAGAGCTTTCTGACGATAAAGAAGTCATAGATAAAGAAGAGTCTTCTGATAATAAAGAAACTCCTAAGGCGGAAGAGCCTTCTGACGATAATAAGGAAGATGTTTCTACAGAAGAAAAAGATATTTTAAGTACTATTAATGAAAAGTATGGTACTTCTTTTAAAGATGAAGAAGAATTAAAATCTGCTTTTAGTAATGAAAAAATATCTAATACAGAGGAAGAGTTAAAAAAGGCTAATGAGATTATTTCTGATTTAAAAGAAAAAAGCTCATGGAAGAATTACTTTAATAACGAAAGTGAATATAAACAACACTTGTTTAAAAAACAATATGGGAACGAAGTAAACCCAAGTGTTGCATCAGAGATAGTAGATATTGATTTAGATAAGGTTTCTGAATTAGACGTTCTTATTTTAGAGCAATTAGTTAACACTCCTAATATACGAGGTGGTAGAGAGGGAGCTAAACAACTTGTTCTTAGTAATTATTTATCTAAGGATGAAATGGAAGATGAAGATTTTGATATAAAGTCTATAGATTCAAAAAGTTTGGATGATATATCTTATAACAAGATGCTTTCTGACGCTAATCGAGTAAAACGAGATTTAAAGAAGCTTCAAGACATATCTATCCCAGACGAAATTGATTTTATAGCTGAAAAAGAAAATCTACAATCTAAATTAAAGGATGAGTGGACTCCAGAGGTGGAAAACATTTTAAAAGATTATAATGAATTTTCACTTGAGAAGCACGGGATAAAACATAGTGTAGATGATTCTTTTAAGAATGAAATAAAAGATTCATTGCTTGATATTGGGGTTGGTTCAGGGAAACCACCTTCTGATATTAACAAGAGTGAGATTTCTGAATTTGTTAAAATGGCTTATTTAGAAAGGAATTTAGATTCTATTTTAGAAAGTTATAAAAATGATATAACTAAAGAATTAGAAGATAAATACCATAAGGAGACTCATAATCCGAAACAATCAAACGAACAAGAGGCAACGAAGAAACAGAAAGACGATAGCCCATCAAGTGAAGAGATTATCAGCAGGATTCCTGGAGGTAGTTTCCAAAAACGGTCTATCTTGAAAAATTGATTGTTTAATTAAAAAAATAAAAAAATGGCTGATTCAAATAAGGTTGTTGCAAATTATAATGCAACGTTTAATTCCATATATGCTAATCAATATGAACCGCAAGTATGGAAGACTCTATATGACAGATATGGAGATGGTTTAAAAGTTTTTGATTTCTTGCAATTAGCAGGAAACGTAGTTGGTGTTGCTAACAGAGATTTCCATCACTTTGAAAGAGGTGCTTATGAAAGACTTGTTAAGTTAGCTGATTCAGGTTCAGGAAACGGTATTGATACTGGTGCTGGTGGTGCTGATATAACATTTAAGGCTGATACTACAATGTATGATTCAGATAATAATCCACCTTTAAGAGTTGGAGATGTAATTGTTATTCCTGCATCTTATCAACCTGCTGCTGTTAAGAAGCCAAGAAACTACAGAGTAATGAGTAGTACTGGGTCTGGAAATGCTTTAACATTCACAGCAACTCCTGTTCTTGGAGATAGTGGTATCTCAGGTGTTACTAATTCTCAAATATCAACCGCTGTTCCTATTGGCACTGAACTAATGGTAGCTGACACATTATATGCTGCTGGTACAGGACAACCAACAGGTAAGCGTTATGGTCTTTACAGACGTTCTCATAAATTGGGTATCAGTAAAGAATCAAAAGGTATTGAGGGAGGTCAAGTAGCCCTTAAACAATATCAAGAAGATATGAAGAATGGATTTTCTACTCTTACTAACCAAGCAATGTTAGAACTTGAATTTGAACTTAACAAACAAATTGAATACAAGATGTTACTATCTGAACCAGATGATAACTCAAGTCTTGTTGAGACTTCTCAATTTGGTGGTTCTACAAGTATTAATTCAGGTCGTGGTATTTATCAGTGGATGGATGAGTTAGCGCAAGAGCTTTCTTATACTTCTTGGGATATTGATACTTTTGATAGCATCAAAGACTTATTTTTAAGTCAAGGTGTTACATCAGGTAATGTTTTAATGGGTATGGGTTCTAACCTAAATAGGGAAGTTGAAAATTCTTTATTAGATTATCTTAAGTCTTACTCTGGAGGTACAGACCTCACATCAGACGTAGGAAAATCAATGAAGGCTGTTGGTTTCCAACCAAGAGAGTTTTACAAAAACAGTTTCAATTTCTTATTGTGTGAATTTGTATCTTTCTCTAATCCTAATTCTTTAGGGGCTTCGGCTTATGATTTTAAAGACTTAGGTATGATTGTACCATTGAAAGATGTTCCTGTTCAAATGGAAAAAGGAGCGAAAGCTAAATATATTCCTAACTTGTCTTATGTACACCTTAATCACAATGGCGAAAATCGTCAAAGGGTTATGGCTACAGTAGCAGGTATGAACGGTCTTGGGTATCAGGTTACTAATCAGTATGATGGACAAAATATTTGGGCGTTGTCTGAATGTGGTGTTTTCATGGCTGCTGTTAACCAAAATATCTTAGTAAGAAAAACTACTTAGTATTTAAAAAAAGGGGAGGGTTTTTCTCTCCCCTTATATTATTAATAATAAAAACAACAGAGACATGTTTTACGTAAATGAACAATTACTAACAGAAAGTAATGAAAATTTAGAATCTCAATTTAAGTTTTTACAAGAAAAAATTGATGAGATAAAAGCTAATCCTAATCATGTTAGGATTAAGCAAGTACGTCCTATAAGAAGGAATGAAACAAATGAGATAGAACCTCATAAGAATTATTGTATTCCTCTGACTGCTATCAGGATAGGGGATTATGGAACAGAGACTTGGACATATACAAAGGTTGCTCCTAATAAAGACAATAATGGCAGGTTAAGATTCAAAGAAAATCATAAGATATTAAAGTACGTAGAGGATTTAAACCCAAAGATTGATTATGAGTTTATATTCTTTTTAGTTTATTTATGTCCATTAGTAAGAGATGGTGTTTATATTCTTGAGGATAAAGCCAAAGAAGCTCGTGATAAGATTCAGAAGACTAGGGAAGTTGATGATATTAAATTTTTAATTAACTCTCCTCATTCTCATATTTCTCCTGAATATAATAATGGAGATGAAAGTGTTTTAAGACTTATCGCTTCTGCGTGGGGTGTTAATAAAGCATCTACTAAGGATATATGGATTATAAGAGATGAACTTTTTAATGCTGTATATGCGAGTAATCAGAATTACCAAAACACAGGTAGAGGGTTTAAAGAATTTTTATCAGAGAATAAGATAGATGACAATATTAAAAACAGGGCGTTATTACAACGTGCTTACGATGAGAATGTCATATCAATAGATATAGAACAAAGGAAATGGATTTACACCGATAGTAAAGTTTCTATTTGTGTTGTTCCAGATTATATATCTTTACGTAATGGTAAAGGTGAATTTGCGGAAGGAGAATGGGTTAATTATTTATTTAAATATACCAATACCACTAAGCCAGAGATTATATCTGACATAAGAAATGTTTTAGAAGGGATAATTAAGAATGTCTCTACTGGTACAGTCAATACTAATAAAGAGGAGAATATAGATGATATAATGGCTTTAGATAGAGGGGGGTTGATGAAAAAAGCAAGTAAATTAGACTTATACTCTAAGCACGATATTAAGAAGATGAGGAATGATGAAATTAAAGATGTGATAATAAAGGAATTAGGGTTTGCAAAAGAACCTGTACAATAGTTTCTCGTTGGTTTATTGTTTGTTGGTCAAGCCTACATTATTTATAGTGTGGGCTTGATTTTTTTCTTATAAATCATAAAAAATAAAATCATTATTTTTGTATATAAATTAAAAAAAAGTAATGACACTTCAAGCTGCTTTAGAAACTTTTCAAGATAGATATATAGAGGCGTTAGGAACAAGTGGTAGCACCAATGCTGATTTAAGAGAGGCTGACCGTTTAAGAAAGATATGGACAGCTATTAATAATTGGTATATTATCTATTTTGAAGCATTAAAAAACAATGATACTGTAACAAGAGATGAAGCTATACAAGCTATAATAGATTTATTAGAAGGGGAGGATTTAACTGTAACACATACTGTTATAGACGGTACTGGATTTAGTTTTATTGCTTCACCGCCACAGGTGTTGGTTCAATATGATGTTAATGACAATCCTTTGTCTGGCACTTTTGATGATGCTGTATCTACTCTTGTTGCTTATTTAGGTACTACTGATGATACTTCTAATTGGACTTTTGTTATTTCCACGCAGACTAATTGTACTGCTACGATACAAAACGATAACGAGGTAAAGTTTAGTGCTATTTCTGCTGATTCAGGATATGTAAAGATAACTGCGTCTAAGACTGGTGTTTCTAATATGGTGTTATATGTTTATATTTTTAAGTTAAAAATAGAGACTAGTGTTTTAGATTCTTTCACAGATAGTAATTCTTATTATGTGCGATTTAAAGAGGACGGTACTGTTTTAGGTGGTACATCTCCTTCTTTTTCTGGGGGGATATTACTTGACACTCATGGATTTACCTCAAGGGCTATAAATCCTATTATATATGACCCTGCTTGGAATATGGTTATGCCATTTGGTATTTTCAAAACCACAAGCACAAATGCTTATCGTTTAAATATAGGTACTGGGTTAGATGACGGATATTATACTTTGATAATAACGAGAGATAGGACAGTTATTCCTACAACAACTACAACAACTACAACAACTACTTAATATGAAAAAAATATTTTTAATATTTGTGTTATTTATTTTGGCTTTAAATGTGTTTTCACAGATAGTAGGGCGAAATAATTTTTATATAAAAAGAAGTAATGATTCTATATATTTTGAGATAGGAGATACTTGTTATACTTATAGTTCTGATGAATTTTTTATTACCGTTGAAGGTACTAATGTAATAGAGATATATAAGGATTCAGTAAAGATAAATAAAGAGTTATATGTGGAAGACACTTTAGAAGTTAGTAATTTTAAGGTATCTACTATATGGCTTGACGGGAATAATTTAGTGGTAGCTTCTTCTAATGGGGATACCATTGCTTGTTGGGAAGATGTAAAGAATTATGCTGATAGTAATACTAAGGTGGTAAATACTTTAGATTTGTCTGCTGTAACAAATAATTCTATTTTAATAGAAAGGGGTGATACTGTAAGTTGGGACTCTGATTTTTATTATGATTCAGATACTTTAGTAAGTAAAGGGTTTCGTTTTTTTTATAATGAGACTGATGATAGACAGACGATAGAGATGAGTGATTCTTTACTTTTAGAGTTTGATGATGATGACGGTAATTTCTTAATACGAAATGGTTCATCTGGAGATACTGTTTTAGCTTTTGGTGTTGATGGAGTAACGTATAATAATGTATTTTCATCAACAGGTATATCACAGTCAAACATAAATTTAGATTGTTCTGATTCTACTTATTGGGGGATAAGTGTTAATGATAGTATATCTATCTACATATATACTAATGGTAGAAGTTATGCTGATTCTATTGTTTTTAATACTCCGCTTAATATGTCGGGTTATGTAATAAGAAATATATCTAATCCTACCTATGATGGAGATGCTGTTAATAAGAGTTGGTTGGATACAGAATTAGATACTATTGAAACAAGTATATCTTCTTTAGAGAATGACTCTATATTGTCTTTTAGGGATTTAAGAGATGGGCAAGAATATAATTATGTTTATATAGGTAGTCAAGTATGGATGACTGAAAATTTGAATTATTATACTGATACAGGGTCTTATTATTATGATGATGATTCTGCTTCTTATAATACTTTAGGTCGTCTTTATAGTTGGTATGCTATGACAGAAAACAGTTCAGATTCTTTAAATGAAGGGGTAACAAGAGGAGTCTGTCCTCATGGGTGGCATGTGCCGACAGAGAGAGAATGGGAGATATTAGAGTTAAATCTCGGTATGGCGCAAACATCTATAGATAGTACAGGATATAGAGGTACTGATGAAGGAGATATATTAAAGTTGGGTGGTAGTGCGGAGTTTGGTGTTAACTATGAAGGTAGAAGGAATGATGCGGGTGTTTATTCAGGAAGGACAACAACATCTTATTTTTGGACTGCTACAAATTCTTCTACTGGAAATTCTTATTATAGGTCTATTACTTCTTCTAGTAGTAAGATAAATAAATCTACAGTTGCTAATGATTATAGTTTTAGTGTACGGTGTATAAGAGATAATATATCACAGATAGAAGATGTTGAGATAGAATATTTAAAATCTGATTCAGCATTTTTTACTCAATCTGTTTGTGATACGTGTACTGTTAATGAAAAGATTATTCCTGACGCTAATGAAGGTGCTGATATAGGGGAGACAGGATTAGTGTTTGATTCTATTCATGGGAATATAGGAATGTATGATACTTTATTTGCTAATACTTATATTGGTGTTACAGGAGGGATAACTGATAGTACTTTTGTAAAGGTAACAGGAGATACTGTTCAGGTTAATGTTTTACTTCGTCCTGATGTCAATGAAGGGGCTAACATAGGAGAGACAGGATTAGTATTAGATTCTATACACGGTAATATAGGAGTGTTTGATAGCATTTATGCTAATTATGTTGAAGGAGTTACTGGTTTTGCTACAAATTCTGATATAGGAGATACTGCTGACGTATTGAGAGGGGAGTGGAGAAGTGATATTAATGATACTGCAGATGTATTACGTTCTGAATGGGGAAGTGATATAAGCGATTCGGTAACCATAATAGAGAGTGCTTTAGGTGATTCAGTAACTTTATTACGTACAGATATAAGCGATACAGCGGATGTGTTGAGAGGAGAATGGAGAGCAGATATAAATGATACGGCTGACGTATTAAGAACAGAATGGAATGTTAATATTAATGATACAGCAGATATATTAAGAGCAGAGTGGAGAGTTGATATTAGTGATACAGCAGATGTGCTTAGAACGGAATGGAGAAGTGATATAAGTGATTCAATAACTGTAGTAGAGGGTGCTTTATCTGACACAGCAAGTGCTATACGTTCTGCTTTGACAGATACAGCCTCGGCGATAAGGGGAGATTTTCCTGAAGGATTAAAATATAATTTAGGGGATTCAAACTTAACAGGATTCTTAAAAATTCATCATCCTACGTCAGCAGAATTTCAAATGGCGGTAGGTGGAGATACTACGGCAGGGAATGGTGTTGAAGGAGTATTTGACGGTACTAATTTTACAATCACTAATAACGAAAGCGGGTATTCAG